CATGATTCATCGGCCTCTTGCCGGGGTTTCCTGCGAGTTTTTTGAGTGCGGTTGGAGTGGGTCTATTTGCCATGGTCTTCAATATCCAAGTGCGGACGCGTGCGTGTGGGGGCGCGCACGGTTCGGGAGTTTTTCTTTCTGGTGATTTTTTCTCTAACGTGAATAATCTCTGCGCGTCTTGCGGGAATGGCAGCTATGACATAGCCCTTCCAGATTGCTGAGGTCGTTGTTGCTGGCATCGTTATCGACATGATCCACATCAAGGCTTGCCCTGGTACGCCCTTGCCGTTGGCATTCCGCGCATAAAGGCTGCTGGCTGAGTACATATCTCCGAAGGCGTGCCCAGGCTGCTCCATTAAGCGCCAGCGTCCTGTTCGGGGTCAGCGCCTTCTTTCTGTCCGCCTTCAGTCTCGGCGCGTTTGGTCTGTGCTGTTTGATTACGTTCGGCATCGGTTAACTTGGGCAGGTTTTCATACTTGCGTACCTCATCGATGAGTAGCCATCCATCAGCTATCCCCTTGCTGTAGAAGTCAGCACGGTTGCTGCTATCCCCTCTCAGCAGTCCTTCCACGCTGTGCTCGGCAAAGTAGATTCTCCTGCCGATAGGAGTAAGCAATGATGAGCTGATAGCCTGCTCCCACATACTCATATGCCTGCGCAGCGTATGAACCACGAATACCCGGTTCATCTCGACACTGTTGGAGTAGTTGCCGTGTCTCAGGTCGCCAATGATGGTAGGGGGTACGCGGAACAGTCTTGCTATTTCCTCAACAGAGAATTGACGCGCTTCCAGCCACTGCGCATCTTCCATGCTCATCGATACGGTGGAGTAGTCCACGCCTTCTTCAAGGATGGCTGTCTTTCCGGCATTCGCTCCACCAGCATGTTGACTGGCCCAGCTATCCGCGATACTGATACGCTGATCGGGATTCAGTTTGCCCGGAAACTTCAGTATTCCGGATAGCTTGGTTCCATTGGTAAAGGTGGTGTTGCCGTGGTCACGCTCTGCCAGTGCAAGCTGGACAGTCTCCCGGCTTGCCGTGATGGGGGCTACGCCTACCAGTCCGTTATCGGAACGGTGGCGCAGGTGGAATACCTCTTCTTGCAGCAGCCGCCTTACCTTGCCCTTTGTATCCGTAACGTCATATGCAAGCCTTCCGTTATCGAGTTGCAGCGTCGTTACCCGGTCCGGCATCAGGGGAATCAGGGCTCTTACCTGCCCGTCATTTCCCCTTATGATTTCAGCATGAGCATTGCCGCGTAGCAGCACCATTGCGGTCATCATTTCGCGGAACTCCAGGGCGGTCTGTAACTCGTTCGGCTGCTCGTGCAATACGCGATAAAGAGGATGATCCGGGGCCCGTTCCCTGCCATCGTCAGGGGTGCGCCGGTAAAGGATCAGGGGCAGGGATGCAATCGTTTCACTGATTGCTGAGACACACGCGTAGACGGTTGAGAGACTTTCTGCCCTGCCAGGCGTGATGCTTCCGCCACGCAGCAGGGGATGATTCCAGGATGGATCCTTGGCGTTATACGAGCGCCGCTCCAGGCCAATGAAATTGAGTGCGCGGTCTAGTAGATTCGGACGCATCGTCTATTCATCCAATCGTCATCATCATCGTCCACCGTTTCCAGCCAGCGGAAATTTGCTTCCAGCTGGCCGCCTTTCCATTCCTCCATGCTGCGCTTGGCAACAGTGGTATCGAGATAAGCGGGGTTGCCGGTAATGGTTATTTCGTGCAGGTCGACTACAACCAGATCCCGCGTCAACTGGCCTGATCTCATATCCCAATTAGCGCCTCCATCCGGTACACGGAAACCGAAGGAGCAACCCGATATATCCCCGCGTTCAACCAGCACGCCCAGATCACGGGCATAGCTGGTATCCGGTAGCGATAGCTCGAAGTACAGGCCTTTCTTGTCCTCCTGTAGGGTAAGGGTACGCGCTCCCACTCGGCCTAACAGACGCTGGGGATCATGCTCGAGTAGTGCACGGATATTGTCGGGCTTCGTCAATGAGCGTTTGAATGCGCCAGGCAGGATGCGCTCAACGAATCCCCCCAGGTCCTGGCTTTGAGAATTGAATACTGCGGCGTACCCAGCCAGCTTGCCGGGAGAGACTGCGCGCAGGTCGCCTCCTGATCTGATCTCCAAGGTTTCCATCACTGCGCGCCTGTCGATCACGATACGGTTATATCGTTTGCCAGGACAAAGGCGGTAGGTTGCCGCAATGCTATGTCCAGAGAGGCCATGGCTCTGACTAAGACGCCACCGCGGGCATAGGCCGTGCTGTCGAACGGGTTAACCAGAATATCCAGTTCGCTCCAGATACCCAGCAAGATTTGCGAAAAATCCCCGAGGATAAGCTGACCCTTCGCTGGTGAACCAGTCGTAAGCGGAACCTGCTTCGTGCTGTGGACTGGCAGATCAGCTATGCGGTTGTTTTCGCACAGGTAGGCAGCGCCGGCGGTAGTTGATTTCAGCGTGACACGCAGTTTTTTTACGACGCCAGGGGAAGTCAGCCATGCGCCTGCTGTGGCATTCGCCAATTCGATTTTTTCAATCATGGACGCAATGCCTGCCCAATCCAGGGTAGCCAGGGAGCTGGTCTGAATGCCGGTCGTGCCGATGATCCCTTTCGGCTCATTCGTGCCACCACCTTTCACAAGGGCGCTATCGATGGCTGCCGCAATGGCGAATGACATGTCATCACGCAACAACTGCTCGATGTCGGGGCTGCTCTGTTGCACCAACTGGCGCGATATTTCAGACAGGGCGCCAACGTGTTTCGGGGAAAGTGACTTGCTGGCGAAGGTCATGTCGGAAGCAGACAGGGCAGAGTTTTCAGCTACCCATCCACTCGTGACTCCAGAGCCGTAAGCAGGAATGGATACGTCGCCTTGCAGACCGCTCAACACACGCACGCCAAGGGAGCGTGCCAGGAGCTTGTTGCGCAGGGGCTCGATGAACTGGTCAGGCCGATGGTCTACAGGGACGATTTGACCCGCGGTTGAAGTGAGGTTTACCCGCTTCTCAAGAACTGACAGAGGAACAAAAGTACCTCCAGCTTTGCGGCCTGTTCTGCGCTCTATCTCTTTCGAGTATTCCGCTTCAGCGCCGGATAGGGCTCTTCCTTCCATCCCGGCTCGGATAACGCTCAAGAGGCTCACATTGCTTTCCAGCTCAGTGAAAGACCTGTCGCCGCTTACCGGGGTGCCATTCATGCGCCGCTCGGCTTCGGCAATGAAGGTGGCGCGGGTTTCTTCTTCCTCTAACGAGGTAATCTTTGCTTTCAGGCTGTCAAATTTTGCCGCTTCGTCAGCAGAAAGATTCCGTTTCTCGGCTTGTGCTTTCTCGACTATGCCACGCATTTCAGAGACAGCTAAGGCACGCTGCTCCTTGATACTGTGAATCATAAATGCTCCTGTAATAAAAGACTTAGCTAACTTTTATCACAGGGTTACAGCCATTGCAACCATTATTCTTTATAATCAATTAGATAGAATAAAGATGAATAATAATCAACGTTGCATATGTTTTACCGTGCTGGCACGATAAAAATGTACCGCTGGAGGGATTTGCAGGGGTGCAGAATTTGCAGGGGTGGGTGAACGTCGTTCACTGCCTTTGGAATGACGTTCACTACCTTTTTGGGATGTAACGTTTCAGTAACGTTACGGTAACGCGTTACGCCACGCTCCTTTTGCCGGGGAAAGGGTAGACGTTGCTTCCAGCCTTTCTTTCCGCTTCCAGACTGTGCTGCTCGATTACCTCAAGCAATGCGAGCCCGTCATAATGCGCGTACGGGATCGCCATATCAAAAGTGCCGATACCCTTAATGCTCACATTGACTATTACAGGATCAGTGCTCGCATCAGTAACCCGGATTACGTATTTCTTCGCCTGGAGTTCTGAAATAATTTCCTGCTTGCACTCTCTGATTACCTTTAGCCAGATGTTGACCGCGCTTTCGTCTCCAACAATCTTAAGATTGCCGTCTTCAGAAACCGACAGCTCCAACCCGTCAGCAACAACCTGCTCAATGATCTCTCTCGGGCTCATACCACCACCACAACCTTCGAGCCAGCGCAAACGTCCCCACCACCATCACCACAAGCAACAGCAGCAGTAGATTGCTGCGGGTAGTATTGGTTATATTCATTGTGTACATATGGTGTACGTGCTGAACCTTCAAAAGAGGCCGTTTTACGTACATATGGTGTACGTGGGCTCTCTTCCTCATGTACATATGGTGTACGTGTAACAGCCTCATCACGTACATATGGTGTACGGGCATTTTTTTCCTTTTTATGCTGTTGTGGTAGCGGTGGAAGATGATAAGCACCGGGGTGATAGTCGCGAGAGGTGATGTCCAAATCAGCAAAATTCGATATTGGCAACCACGTGAGAGCGAACCAATGTGATCCGTTATTCAACCCGCCATGCCTTGTCTGAATAATCAGTTGCACACTGATCAATTCATCCCTGAGCTTATTGACAGTAGCGGGTCGAGCCCATCCACGAGGTCCAAGCCAAGAGCGAGAGAGATGGAGATGACCATTGTTACAGCCTGTATGTTGCCGGCAAAGCTCAAGCAATAATGCCTTTGCAGGGGGGCTGCAACGCTTCCATGCCTCAGAATCGAGGACGCTGAGAGGAAGGGCAAAGTAAAGGCCGCTGGGAGCTTCTGGTGGCCTTTTCGAGCGTTTGGCCATGTCTACGCCCCTCCATGAAGAAATTGAGCCATCTCCAGAAGATGCGCCCGTTCTGATTGCTCCGCCACTCTTGCAACAGCAAGCGCATTTTCCGGCAGCAATGCTTCGACCTTCTCGCGAAGTATCTGCCGCATTATTCCTGCTGGCATGGCTTCGGCTTCCACCGTGAACGCTATATGCTGAGAGCGCGTATCAGATTCCTTGCGCGGCTTGGTAGGCAGGCTGAACTCTTCTATTTGGTCGAGGTTGATCCCTATGCGCTCGAATCTAAGCTCGATGTCATCGCTCAGGTGCTGCCTCATTTCTTTCTCAAGGCTGCGATCTATCAGGACGCCAGCAGGGTCGTAATCGCCTATAAAAAAGATTTGAAGTGGCCGCCAATCATCTGAATTGTTGTGCTGGCTTGCCGCTTCATGAACAAAAGACAGGCTGGAAAATCCACCGCAAGGGAAGAGATCGACGGCAAGTTCCCGGCAATCTTTCAGAAGTACGCTTGCGATCGATCTGGATTCTGCCCAGACCTCGCAGCGATAATCAGCATCAGCCCAAATGTCAGCCCGATATAGGCCCGCCATTCTTTCTACGAAGTCGCTGGCGCCACTGAAAGTGTCTACGTAATACCCTTGCCGCGACATATCGGCAATCCACGTATAAGGGATAGCGCCAGAGCGTCGCAGAGCCACGCAGCGTTCCTGCACATGCCTGTATCCACGGTCGCTTTTCTCCACTGGCTCAGGCAGTCGGGGATCGGTCATGCGGTAGAAAATGTGCCGAACCGATTGCCGGGGCTCTTGACGCAAGACCTCAATAATCTGCCTGTCGAGCTGCGCAACTCGGGCTGCTGTGCGCCTTACACGTTTTATCGGGCCAGCACGATAAAATTTCTGTCTCGCCATTATTCGCCCTCCCGACTGTCCCTAAGGGAGTCAAGCGCGCTCCCCGTCAGTTCTTCAGCCTTTTGGATGCGATCCATCATGTCTCTCATCACATAGCAAAATCCTGATGTCTGATCCTCATTAAGCTCAATCCCTTGTCCAGCCGGACCGAGCCCAATAGAGTGAATGAATGAAGCAATGAGACGGGCTTCTAAAAGAAGGTCTGACGCATTAACTAGCTCTCTAGTTGGATTATTCTTACTCATGGCTTGACACCTCCTTTTGGAGGTCAAACCTGATTTCTTCCAAGTTTGTAGCTGCCTTAACCATACGATCTGTAAGGGTTTGCATTAGGCTGATGAGCGCAGAGCTTTCCCCAGGTGAAAGGGAAAATTCTCCTTGTTGAGTATCCTGCACTCGCATAGCGGACGTACACAGGAACTCGGCAAGGTATGAAACCTCGTACAGTTCAGTAATTACCTGTAACAACTGATCGGGAAGGGTGGGTGAAACTGACGCGGGCGCGCCTTTGGAATGAGACATGCTCTTTCTCCTTACTATGCGGTTTAGATTACCGCTCCCAATGCCAATTGGGTGGGCGGACTCGTGTGAGGTTGGCATACCGGAGTAAGGACCGGCGAGTCTTTCGACTCCCCCACACGAGCCACCCATAGAGGATAACAAGCGCGCTACGGACGTAAAAAAACCGCTCAAGGCGGTGTCCGCCTTACTTTCCGAGATGCCAATCCCGGCCTCTGAATTTGCAGAGGTATGGAAAGCATAATCCCGGGAGAATGAGGATGTCAAGCAGATCATTGCGCGCCACCATTCAGGAGAGCCCGAATCGAAGCAACAGGCCATGCTAACCGGCCATTTATGCGGATAGGCCGGATAGGGCCATGCCCAAGGCATCCCCACGCGCGGAGGGTTTGGGGTTTACGGTTTAAGTGATACGCGGCAGCATCGGTGGGAATTGCTGCGCGGGTTTCAAGTTCGAGCGGGATGAAATTTAAGTGATGCGCGGCAGCTGTAGGGATTGCTGCGCGGGTCTTATTTTCAAGGGGAGTGAAACGTTGATTTGCTGCTGATTGCATGTTGAACCACCTTTCGCCTTTCGGCACTGTTGAGATGGCTCCATCACGATTGGGCAAAGACGGAAAGTAAATCAACAATAAAAAAACCCGCAAATCGAGTAGCCATGCGGGTTTCTGGAGATGACAGCATTAGGCAAAGTCTTGCCCAATGTGGTTTGCCTAATTTGCCTAGTCAGTGGGAGGTGTCCAATGCCTTAAAACGTGCCGGTAGATATAATCTTCAGATGGGTTTATCCCTGTCCCGGTGATAATTTTATTATCCCGGCACCACCGTGCCAATTCCACTTTAATGCTGTTTTTCGTAGGGTTTGCCGCCATTGCTCTATATTTTCGCCAGATCACAGCGGCCTGAACTTGGATAGCCATTTGCCAGTTAGCGGTAATTTGTGAGGCGCTAACCGGATTATTTTTTTTGTCTTTTATACGCCTGCCTACGTATTCTTTAAGCCTTTCAACCTCCACCTTGTAAGAATAATAATAGGCCGAAGAACTCTTGCTGCGAACGAGCGAAGCTTTCACAAAAAGCTCACTTTTCTCGCCAGCACCTAGAACATCATCCTTCGTCCATCTCTCATCCAGTTTATCGGTTAGATAATCCGCGGCATCCTGCAAAGAGCACCATTCGTATAATGGCATCGATATTAATAACACCCCTTCTGGTGTCCTTCAAAATAAGGGCGCCAGACAGGCGGTGAAGGTTTCCGCTTTTCTCCCCGTCGGGATAGTCTGGAGCTTGATCGTCAGGTGTTTCTCACCACCTGTAAGCCGGGTTTCTCTCCTATAAATTCAATTCCTGCCTGTTCAAGGATCCATGCCTCGATCTTGACGTGCCACATTCTAAGCAGATCGAGCGGACGGCGAATATAGTTTTGCTCCCGTACGCCTTGGGGTTTGTGTCCCTGGATTTGGGCTGCGATTCCGGATGGCATTTCTATCCATTCACAGAGACTTGCAAAGCTGCGCCTGAGTCCGTGTAGGGTCATCTCAAGCCCTGCCACTGCACAGGCCTTGTTATGGGCTATGCGCGGGTCTACAAGCCTTCCAGACGCCGCAGAAGGGCTACTGAATACCCAACCATTCCGACGCGGTAAAACGCTCAGCAATAGCCTCACGTAAGGCGTAAGAGGGATAATGCGCGTGCCCTCTACCTTGTCGCGTATGGTCAGGCTGTTCCACTGAAAATCCACATCTTCCCATCGAAGCGTAGCCAGTTCATTCCGCCTTGCGCCAGTCAGCAGCAGGGCTTGCAGATAGGCACTCGTTACCGGGTTCCCGATCTGCTTTACCGCGGCAAACCATGCGGCCAATTGCTCACGCTGCAGCGCGTCATTTTTCACTGATGGCTTGCCCAGGCTTTCACGTGCGGTTTTGCTTTTAGCAGCGTTACGGGTGACGATTTCCTTGTAAGCAGGGTGGCTCTCGCACCAGAACAGGAAAGCTTTCAGCAATCGCAATGAAAGGCGGGCACGTGTGGGCCTTTGCGCTGATTGAAGCCGTGCCCACTCTTCCACCAGTTCGGGGGTGATGTCTACCAGGCGAACGGCAGACAGTGAGGCGAGGGGGCCGGGGATGGTCAGCGGTATCTTGCTCCTTTTTCTTTTCACGCCGCCCGGATGCATATCGGCCACATGGTCCTGATAGTGGCGCTCAGACCAATAGGGCTTTCGAGCGGTCAGGTATTCTTCCCATGCCATGCCTAGCGTTACCGATTCGCGCAGGTTTTGTGCTTTCAAAGCCGCCACCTTTGCTTTCTTGGCAGCTTCTTTTTCGGCCCTCACCTGCCGGGGATCGTCGCCCTTGTCTATGGTGACTTTTAGCTCACGTGCTTTCTTTTGAGCTTCCGCAATGCTCCAGGCGCTCACGTCACCAATTGTAACGCGCATGGATTTACCGTTAACCTTGGCTTGGAAGATGTACCGCTTTCGATCTGAGCCGGTGGTGGCGCGCACCCCCAGGCCTTGAACCTCGTCACACCAGAGAAAGGCTTGTCGCTTGCCTTCAGGACAATGGAATCTTTCTATCCTGCCAGCGGTAAGTCTTGCCTTTGTCATAAAATTTGTAACCGATTTGTAACCCGGTTTTCAGTATATAGCGGAATACTGATCAATACAATAAAGGGGAAATTTTGACTCAACTGATTGTTTATAAAGAAAACAGTAGTAATTAAAGGATGGAGATCAACAGGGATAAATACCGTTTCAGCGGGACTGTTAATCCGCAGGTCCCAGGTTCGAGCCCTGGTCGGGGAGCCATCCAGTTTTACTACGAACCATATCGAATCCCTTCGGATTTACCAGTTTCTCAGCCTGATACTCGATCCTTACACCGGAATCGTTCACCACGATCTGGTCTATGAAGGATGAGAAAAACAATCTCAGCTTTTTCTTATCGTCAGTAGTCCGGACGATATCCCGCAGCAGTTCGGCCATCTCCTGAACGTCATCTTCATCAATAAGGATCTCTGGCATTTCTTCTTCCTCGAGCGCGATCAGCTGAAGGTCAAGACTGTCCCGCTGCTGCTTGAGCTCGCGCAGGCGTTTTGTCAGATCTCCCATATTCGGCGCATCTTTGCCGTGCAGCTCGAGGACATCAAAAAGCTTTTTTAATCTCGATTCTACGTCACGGAGGGTTTTTACGAGCTCTTCACGGCGACGAGCCCGGTCTTTCACCCATTCGCCGGTGATAGCGTGCAATTCTGAAATTGTTTCGATCATCCTTTCTCTGGTCAGCATTTTGTCCAGGATCGCCTCTATCAGCCATTGGTCAAGATCAGGCGCGGATATACGCCTGTTTTCACAACCAGCACCTTTCTGCGCGGTCTGGCAGTTGTAGTAGTAATAGCGTTTGCTTCGGCCCGTGCCATTTTCCGAGCGCATTGCAAGTCCGCATTTCCCGCAGCGCAACAGGCCAGTAAAGACAAACCCACTATGTGGCGATCCGCCTCCATCCTGCGGGGTCCGATCGCCGAACAGATACTGAACAGTCATGAAAATTTCCTCCTCTACGATCGCAGTATGACTTTGTGCAATTATCCACTCCGTCCTTGGCCTGGGCTGACGAGTCTGTTTATTCGTCCGGTTGAAGACGATCTTGCCGGTGTAGACGTCGTTTTTAAGCGTCTCCGAAATCCTGTTTTTATTCCATCTGGAGCCACGCTTAAGCCGGCCACCCTCGTTCAGGGTCATCGCGATAGCTTTGCAGCCCATCCCTGACAGGTAGAGTGAAAAAATATCCCGGATGACTTGTGCCTCGATTTCCACAACAGACAGGCGTTTTCTTCTGCCATCCGGAAGCGCCACATACCCAAAGGGTACGCGGCCACCGTTGAAAAATCCATCACGAGCATTTTTCACCATGCTGCGTAGCGTGTCTGCACTCACCTGGCGGCTATAGTGCTCGTCGAAGATTTCCAACATGGATTCCATCATCCAGCCGGAATCCGTGCGGTTATCCAGGTCTACGCTGACGTACGCTACCCGTGTTCCGGATTTCTCCAGGTCGCGCTTGTACAGCGCCGCATCCAGTTTGTTCCTGGCAAAGCGGGAGGTACTCCAGCAAATGAAGTAGTCCACACCATAGGTTTTGCAGTACGTGATCGCGTCCCGGAATGCCGGACGCTCGTCAGTTCGTCCGGAAAGACCCGCATCGGTGAATACCCGCGCCACCGTGACACCAAGGATCGCTGCCTTCCTATGCGCCTGCTCGATCTGACTTTCGATCGGTAGCCCGTCATCAGCCTGGCGGCTTGTTGAAACTCGTGCATATATGATTGCGGTGCCCATGCGCTGATCTTAACCCCGTTTCGCGATCCGCAATATGTTACGAACGCTGATTTTTTCACATAACTGCCGTTCGATCTTTTCCTTGATCTCCCGCGGCGAAAGTCCCATCTCGACCAGGGATTCGATATACCTATTCCGCTGATATCGTATGTATGTACGATATCGCCGGATAGGAATCAGCAGGCGGCCATCATCAGCGTGATTGGCCTCGTCGGAATCCAGCATTCGCCACACTATAAGCACGTTATCGACACCTATTTTTTCTCCAATGTCGACCCAGTTGCGCTGGAGTCCCATTTTCTGCAATTCATCCAGCCGTAGGTCACGTTTTTTTTCTCCGACCAGCGCGGAGTTCAAAACCGTGCAGTTATTCTGGTAAGGGCCGGGCATTACGGATCAGAAATCCGTACGGCCCGACAAACCACTCTGAAGAGGAGCTGGTGATGCAATCGACAATCTCAGCAACACCCACAATCCCGCCAGTTTCGTATGCAGGAGGTATTGAGTAAGCAGGAATGATGCTGTTACCGGTGACCGGGTGCAGGCCCAGCGCCAGATCTGCTGCAGCCTTATGATCGATAGCTTTCCCGGCGTGAATTAGAACCGTGCCCCTGAAATTCGTGGACCAGTCCCGGTTCTCTATATCCTTGTAGCCGTTAACGATGAGCCACGCCCAAGGCTGGCGGATAGAAAGCGCGGGTTTCACGATTTCCCCTCCAGCGCGGCGCGGAGGTTTTCGACATCGCTTCTTCTGCTATCACCCATGTTGTCAACGATAATGGGAACGTCCAACCACTTCATTACTTCCTCCGCCGCCTTCCGCAGTCCGTCCGGACGGGTGTAGAGGTGCGCATCATTCTCAGCGCCCACCAACGCAACCCATCGGCCATCGAGTTCCGCGCGGTAATTGGCAAAACAGGAGATCTTCCCGGATTCGCTGAAACTCATTTTGAAACGGGCGCCATTCAGCAGATACGCCACCGGCTCCTGCGCTGACTCAGATTGAACGTGTTCATCCACGATCCGCTCCAACGTATCAATGTTTATGCAGATTGTTTGTGAATCATTTGGATCATCCTGATCCAGTTCACAGATGTCCCGAATAATCATCGCGGCTGAGCCAAAGCGGGGGTCAGCGACCTGCGCTGGGGGCGTCAGTCGTTTGCGCAGCATTTCCTCAAGTTCTGCCTTAGCCTCTTCAGCTTCGGGTAGAGCATTCCCTGAATCGAACCTGCCTCCAATCAATGCCCAGGCGCTTGCAAAAACCTGAGCCTGCTCCATCAACTCCCGCACAGCATTTTCACTATCTTGCGCTGGCGGTGTTGGGGCGGCTGCGAGCATTTCCGTGGATCCCGGCAAGCACGCAATCTATGAACGTGTTGTTGTAAATGTTGCTCACGCGTCCGGAAGTCTGGTTGCCGTAGAAAACTCCCATGTAGCAATTCTTTATTACATTTCCGTAGCACGTAATGTTGGTGGCTTCAAAGATGATTCCGATCCCGGCCCCGGCAGTGAAATCAGCTGGGCCGGACAAGTTCTCAAAATAATTTCCGTAGGCGGTACACCCGTCCGCGCTATGATCGAACAGGAGGCCGCAGCCATCGTAGATAACTGAAGAAATGTTCTTCGCTACGTTATGTCTGATGATGTAGCTTCCATACATGATATTGGCGAACCCTGTCGTTCCTTGCAGCCCATCTGCGTAATTATGTTCGACTACGTTTTGCCCGAAGTTGGCTGTAGTTGTCTGAGTGAATCCACCCAGGACAATACCACCCCCGAGATCCCCGACTCTTCCTTGGTTTGTTATGGTGTTCCCGAAAACCTTCGCGCCCTTGTTTTGCCCGGTCAACGGGACGTACGCCTTGATCGCGGTTCCGCCGCAGTTGGTGAAGGTGTTTCCGCTAACTTCCAGGTCGTAAATGTGGACAGTAGATGCCGATGTTGTGGTTGCCAGAAGCACAATCACGCCTTGGGCCGCAGAACATCCATTGAAGGTGTTGTTCGTGATCTTGAGATTCTCGTGATAGGTGGTATTCGTGCTCTGTGGCCACCAGCTGATAGCCGCTCCGGCACCGCCACCGGTTCCGCCGTTGAACGTGTTGCCGTCGATTAACTGGATAGGGTCAAGCCGCTTGACGCAGGGGCGTGTCACAAGCGCGGCACCCATCATTACGGGGCCATATTTCCGGCCGGTTTCGTTGTCCTGGTAGTTGTCGTGGTACTTGATGGAGCTGTAGGCGTAACCTTTGCTCGTGATGGCATCGATGCCATATGGAGTCCATTCGACCTGGGCCCGCAGCCTGTCGCCTTCGAGTTTGAGTTGCAGCACCTTGCCTGCCGCTCCATCCGCGGGCTTGTGGGCTACGTCATAAAAGATGTCCTGGCCGAAGGCGCGCGCGTTGAAGTTCTCGACCATCTGCCCGAGCATCTGGCGGCTGATCTCGAATTCGCCGTAGCGTGGATCACGAAATACTCCGGTGCGAGTCACTGTCACCCAGCTCGTCGTTTTCCCTTCTTCCAGCGTCACATGGAGTCCGGACAGGAATCGCACTGTGCCGGAGCGGGTATCGGATAAGCGGATGATTCGCGGTTTTCGCATGCTGACCTCTCATGGGGGTCCGCCTGCGGGCAACTGAGGAAGAGGGCGAGCAACCCTTTTTAATTGCCCGCGGTGGACTGAGCGGGATAATCAGTTAAAGGGCAAGACACAAACAGGGAGGATTACGGCGTATAAAAAACAGGCAGAAATGCCGCGGCTTGAAATAGCTCGATGTGAAGCTGATGCGAACAGGGTTATCCACAGAAAATGTGGATAGATGGCGGCAACAAAAAAGCCCGCATAAAGGCGGGCTCCTTGATTAGTAGAGTTCGTGGCAGGTTGCCACGGACTGAAGGTAACAATCAGGCAGTTTTGCGATCGGATTTAAGCAAGACTGAGGTATCGAATTCTTTCAGTCCGATCTTGTCGAGTGGCACATCCCACACTTCCGCTTCGGATATAGCGGTTTCAAGCAATTGATAACAGGCCAACGCATAATCACTGTCCCGATTGAGCATACCCCGCTCCTTCGCGACCTCGACCATTGCATTTACTATAGATCTGTAGCCCTGTGAATCATCCATTTTTACGTTCCTTCAAAATGCCGTGCAATATCTCGAGAAGCTCCCGGTGGCGCTGGATATCCTGTTTCCATCCGAGAATCAGCGCCGTCTGCCGGCGCTGGTCAAAATTGTCGTAGTCTGGAATTTTGGAGAATGGGTCAGCTATCCATTTTTCATGACGGGCAATCTGCTTTTCAAGCGTTCGTATTCCTTTCGACAGTTGTTTTTCAGTAAGTTCGCGTTGCGTATCATACCACCCGCTGTGCTTGCCCCCAGTTTTTGCTATCTCATAAGCGGTAACCATGCTCGGTTTGAGTCTAGCACCCCTGTTTGAGCCCTGTCCAACGCGTTTCTGGACTGACCGCCAGGATGATTTGACCATTCCCTGCTTGAGCTTTCCAGCCTCGAATACCTTCGCCTTGTTCACCCCGAGCACCCCTTTGCGCTGCTCGGGAGTCAATCTGGCCAGCGCTTCATTTACGGTTTCCTTGCCTGCCCGATCGGCATCCGTGATTTCATCCTTGAATACCACTTCCACGTAGGAGAGCGTATTCGGGTGAGCGGGCCAGGGGCATTTTTCCCGATTCGGGTAGACGCCAGGTCCCAGCCCATGAAGATTGGCGGCGGCGTGCAGGTCACATATGTCAGGCTCGGGATGCGCAGGGGAAAGCAGGAAGCGCACGCCGGCTGCATCAGGATGAGCAAGCGCGCCTGAGATGTAAGTGCTAGTGCTTCTCGTCCTCTTTGGGCTTGGGCGGCAGTCCGGCTTCGAGTTCGTCGAGCGCCGAAGTGACCGCCTCCTGTATCGGCAGTATCAGCCAGTACAGGTTTTCCGGGTCGAGGTCGTTTCTTGCTCCTGACAGCATCTGCATCAGGGATTCCATTGCACGGGTGGCTTGTCTCAGCGGCGCATAGGTCAGGTCGAGCGCCCGTTGGGGGTCGTTATAGGCATGATGGCTACACTCCCTTCAGCGGAAGCTGGGCAGCATCCTTGCCCAGGGAGGCGATATCCGGCAGCGGCTGGCCAAGCGCCAGGTGCACCTCGCGCAGGTGCGTGACCAGCCCGTTCTGCACGAACGCATCCCGTGTTTTCGCCACATCGTTCAGCAGCACGCGCGAGAGTTTGAGCAGCTCCGTGCGCTCCTTGAAGCTCATGCGCCGCGGCCCGGCGAAGTGCCACACGAATTCCGCCACCGCCTGCTTCATCTCCTTCGCTTTCGGCTGGCCGGACTCCATCACGATCAGCAAAAAACCGATGGGATGGTAGACCTTCGTGTCGTATTTTTTGCCGTCAGTACCTGTCAGTTTGACAGGTACTGAGTGCGCTTCGATGTACGGATTTCTGCCTAGAATTACATCGATTGCATTCTGTGGATCGGCATATTCCAGCCACTCGCCGATGGCGAAACGGCTGGCGTGGGGTGCGCCGTCGATGAAAACAGTCTCGGAAAGGGCGATCTCGCCCCAGTGGAAAGGAGTTACTTCGTTCATGTTATTACTCCTGTAGCTTGATTTAGGGTCAATTGCCCCGTAGGGCGGCCGGGAGTCCTAAACTGCGCACAGGGTGCAGCGGGCGTATTCCCCTTGCGGGTCTTGTATTAGCCGCACACCCGGCCATTGATGGAATTAGGGCGCATCGGGGCGAGCGATGGGCGAAAAAAATCCACAGCTGACGGGTGTGGGGCGGGATTCCGCCTGTGCATCTATGGAGTTTAGGTCTCCACCCGTTTTCACGGGCAGGGGTAGATTAAGATAAGTCAGTAGTGACTGTCAATAGAATTTCATCCTCATGTTAGCGTTGTGCTAATATTGCCACATGTTCAAGATTGAATTCAGCCGCGAAGCAGCAAAAAGCATGAAGTCGATGCCGCGCAATGTAGCGGCCACGATTCGCGGCAAGATTGGACAATTGGCCGCTGATCCCTTCGCATCGAACAACAATGTCAGGAAACTTGAGGGCCTCCCCGGCTTTCGGTTGCGCGTGGGGGATTGGAGGGTGATTTATGAAATACACGATGACCGCCTGGTAATACTTATCACAGCGGTTTCTCCCCGTGGAGGTGCTTACAAATGAACGGAATCCAATTCATAGAACGGGATGGCAAGCGGGAATACGCCATAGTACCCATTGAGGTTTTTGAACGCCTGATGGCCGCTGCAGAAGACATGGATGATATTGCTCTCTATGAAGCGGCTAAGGCGGCTGATGACGGCACCCGTATTCCCGCAGAAGTTTTGTACGCCACCCTCGATGGCGTGCAGCCAATCAAGGCATGGAGAAAATATCGTGGGCTGACTCAACAAAAGCTGGCGGATGGAGCCGGAATCAGCAAGGCGTTTCTCAGCCAGATAGAGAGCAGGAAAAGAGTCGGATCAATCGCTGTACTGTCAGCCGTGGCACGCGTATTGGAAGTTCCGGTGGATCTGCTGACCGATTGATGTTATTTTTTGGCAGTTGCTTGTAAGAGGCTGGCCTGGTCAGTCTCCGTTGGAACCTCAAGAATCTGGCGGGACAGATTCATGAACTGATCGTTTCGCTCACGTCCTACGTCCGCCGCCGCGCTGGATACCAACGCCCGGAATTCCGCGGTCACGCTATCCGGGTGCTCCGAGAGAACATCCAGATAGCGTTTCAATACGATTTCACACATCAATAAAGTGCTGTCCCTGATCATTATCTGGTCCTAGCCGGTTTCAATTTTTGCCAGAAGCGTGCCAGACCTTTTCAGCTCCTCGTCTATGTTGTCTCGCAGCAAATTGAAGGTGACCGCATCCTGGAGCCTTTGGTGCTGTGACGTTTCCCCGGAAAATCGGTACAGGTTAGAACTGGAGGTAGGATTGCTTCCAAGGCCTCATGAGAGGCAAAGGAGAAGCGATGAAGAAGTCGAGATTCACAGAGGAGCAGATCATTTACGCGCTGCGACTGGC